GGGGGGTGCAGGGGGGCGTAGCCCCCCGCGGGGGGTTGAGGGGGGGTTTCCCCCCCTCCGGGGGGTGTGGGGGGTCCCCCCCCCACAAGGGGGGTGCGGGGGGGTCCCCCCCCCGCTACGCCGCCATTTGGTATCCCTGCCGCGCCGCCATTTTGTGACTTAGCCAGGGGGGTGCAGGGGGCGCAGCCCCCGCATAGGGGGGTGTGGGGGGCTTGCCCCCCCGCATAGGGGGGGGTGGGGGGGGGTCCCCCCCCCCCCATACGCCGCCATTTTGTGATCCGCCGCCATTTTGAAGTCCACGTAGAAGAAAAAAATAGACTCCGAGCCGCCGTTTTTATTGAAACCAGAGTTGTCTTTTTATTTGGGATCGGATATGTATCTGGTTTATGTTATTGATGTGTAGGGGCAGAAAGTGATTAAAGTGGCCTGTGACATCCAGGCCGGGGTTTACCCTGTTTGGGGACCAGAGATAGGGTATTATCTGCATGTTTTGATGCGCTTCAGAAATCTGAAAAGCTGCTTGAGCTTTCGTCTCTTGTTGAGGAGTCGGAGCTGGTGCTCTTGTCTCGCCTCCTCCGCCGCTTGGTCCTCCTTCTCTTCCTCGCAGTAATCGAAACTTTCGGAACTGCTGGTATCGCTGCCATCGCTGGTATCGGAGAAGGGCCCTTTCCCTCTTCCAAGCCCACGGAACGGTGCTGCTTTCTCCCGTGTTTCGTCCTCCTCCGTGGAGTATTGTAGCATTCGTCGGAGAGTATCTGTTCGAACAAGCCCATCATAGTCATATTCCCAGGGTTGCAGGATTCCTTTATGTACCTCGAGAGGGTTTCTGACCCAGGTTCGGAAGGTGCCGGTGCCTGGGTTAAAAATGTCTGGGCAGGGAATGGTTTTGGGGTCTCCAATGGCTGTTTCAAATCGCTCCTCTCCGTGGCCTCCCCACTGAAATTTAAATTTATACATTAGGAGCAGGTTTCCATCTTTTGCATCTTCATCTGCTATATAGTTATTGCCTGTGTTGTCTGAGAGTTGTATGTTTCTTTTTAACATCATAGGACCGAAGAGGGCTAGCATACTGCTCTCATCATCTAAGTTTAAGTTTGTGAGTTTAAAATTGTCTCTCATGCAGCAGAGTACTCTTGCACTCCATTGATATTCTGAACCTTGGTTTTGAAGTGGAGGATAATTTTGTGAGCTTAGCCAGAGTCTGTCTTTAAATAAATTTTGTGAGATTCCTCCGTATTCTACAGGCCTAGGCCTCACATAATCATATTGCATGTATTGTGTTAGTTGATTTAATGCAGGGTCTTTTTCATTCCACCATTCTGCTGCCCACCAGATAATGCATAGTACATAGATGTCTGGGTTTTCATCTACATCTTGTCCAAAAGCTTGTTTTTTTAGATCATGTTCACTTTTTCCGAAGAAAAAGAGCCAGTATGGTTGATCTTTAGAGAGCAAGTGCCAGTCATCATTTTGTGATGATAGCCAGAAGTTACCTGTTCCATCTGTGGGTAGTTTTTGTCTATTTTCTGTTCTGGCAACATAAACTGCATTTCCAGGCCCTCTATCATATATCCAAAAGTAGCGGCATCTAAAGTGGTCACTTCTGTTTGCATTCTGATTATTATATCTAAAGTTTGGTGGGTATCCTAAGGTGCTGTAAAAAGCATTGCCGCGGCCTTCCACCCAGTAACTTGTTAAGTCTATCCAAGTGACAGTGAGTCTGAAAAGTGGCATTTGTGCTAGTTCTCTTTGTAAAAACCATTTAGAAGTCATTCTGGGTGGAGGTTTAAATTTTAGTTTTACTGCTCTGGCTTTGTTTTTTGGATTGCAGTGGTCTCTGCTTAGAATGAGTTTATGGTTTTTTTTGAGCAGAGAGATAAAAGGCTGCATCTCTTCTCTTTTTAAAGCACAAGTAATGTCTTGGTCCCAGGTTATAATATAGTCTTTTGTGGGATGTCTCTGAAAGTACAGAGTGGCTTTGAGAAAGCGGCCGAATTCCATCCCTTCATTAGAACTGCTCCATGTATTTCTTAGATTATTGTGCTCCATGTATAGGTTATAAAGAGTCCATACAGTCACATCTATGCCTCCTCCCAGCCATAAAAGTCCATTATGTTTTCTCATAGGGAGAGCATTTCTCATCCAGTGTCCATATAGGAGCGGCCAGATGCCTTTTATAGTGCAGAATCTCCGAGTGGGTGGATGCCACTGGATGATTCTAGCAGTCCTTCTCCTCCTTTTAAATCGTCTCCGTCTCCTTACCTTTCTGCCGCGGCGATAAGATCTTCTATACCGCCTAGGTCGAAGTCTGCGACGGCCGTAGCGTGGGTATCTCCTCCATCTCCAGCGACGTCTTCGGAACGGAGGCATAGCTGTAGATGGCCTTTCCAGTTCTTACATGGACAAAACAGATGATGAGACAGACGGCAAATATCCAGCCAACGGGTAATCCTACCAGGAGTCCGAGGCCTGTAGTGGAGGTCTGGTTGTACATCCCCCATTCAGGCCCACTCCGCAGGATTGCAGCCTGCCCGATAAGCCCCTTGACTCCGCTGTGACTGGCGTCTCAGCTCCGGCACCCGCCCAGGCTGCTAGACACTAGCGTGTCTACCATCCAGCGGCATAAACTCAGCCATTCGCCAGTGCACTTACTTATATACCTAAAAAGGGGAAGTGTTTCTGATTGGTTCTTTTACTATGCTAATGAGGACTTCTGATTTAGCCAATGGTATTTACTTCCTCTTTTTTGCAGAGTTTCCTGTGGTCAATGTTGTCAGTTTGTGGTTATGTGCAAGAGGTGTTGAAAATTATTGCAGTTTCCTGAAATATTTTGTGGTTATGTGTAAGTGTTTGTGGTTTTAGCTGTAATCTTTGCAGCACTTCCTGAGCCCTGTCATTA